CTATTCTGTTCTGCCGTCAGTATCATCGATATTATCCTCTGCCTCTTGCATTATGTCCTTCTCCTCTTTTCCCTGTTCTGATTCAGCATCAGGTTGCTCTTCCTCAACCTCTGGTAGGTGGGTTGAGCTGTTTTTAAATAATGCCGGGTGCTTAACTGCAGAAATAAGGTTGCTTATTCGGATTACCTGCTGGAGAGCTTCGTATTGCGGCCAAATATGCCGCGTTATCTGTGCAGCCTGACTTGCGGCTTGCATTACTGTCGGCGACGGCAATGCTGCATGAATAGTGTTTAAATTTCTCTGAATTTCAGCCATAGGTAAGGATTGCACTGCTGAAATAACCGGGCTTAAATCCGCCATCTGCTTTATCGTTTCACTGACCTTTAGCGTAGGCATGATATCCAATACCCGATACGCCTCTTTTATAGAACCACCTATTTCTGACATAACAGATGATATCTCTCTGTTGAGTTCAAGCGCTTTGGATACGGTCGATGTCCATGCGTCACCAAAGCCGGCGATTGTTCGAATGGTCTCGGAAAGGTCATATTCCTTCGCTGAAATATCGCATATCGCCTGTTCTATTTGAGGATTTATTTCCTGCAGAATGCTCCTGCACTTTGTGAAATCTGAGTGTGAGAATGGCTTTGCGTGGGCCACCCGATTTCTGAGCACACGAATTTGATGTAGCGTCTCCTGTAATCCGTCTATGGATACCTTATCGGCAAATTGCCGTTCCCACAACGATTTGGGGCGCGCAGTGCCGAGCGCAGCCTCGATTTGTTCTTTGGTCATTTGATTCAGGTTTTCAGGTGACAAAGCTACATCAACTACTTGCTCACAGGTAACGTCACGCTGAGGAAGAAACAAGTAGTTTTCCAGCTCTTTGATGTCCATTTCGTACAAGGCTTCCTCAATCAATCGTTCATCCCGGAGCGCTTTGGGCCTTGTTTGTATACTTGCCTTTAGTCCGTTTTTCATCTCTTCCGTTACGGTCTTATCCAGCCATTTAGCGCCGAATACCTTCGTCACAATCCGAAACACCAGATTGCGGATGTTGCGCTCGAATTCATTTAATTCAGGATATGCGCGGTCACAGTAATACTTTGATACCCCATCATAAGCGAGGATTATGTTATATTGTTCCTTGCCTGCAGCGCATAAAATTGTCTGGTTTGCAAAGTTGAGAACTTCCGCGCACTTATCTTTTCTCTGCCCGTCTATTGAGATTGTTAAATAGTGCATGGAGTTTTTGGTGTCTGCAGACTCGCTTTTACAGGTGGTGTGGTGATAAGATACGGAATATTCCTTCGATTTCAGCTTGACTTTGAAAGAGTCATCGGAAACATCTTGAAACAGGCTCTTCAAAAACGGCTTAAATGGAGGCACCAGCGTATATATTTTCTCCGCCACCTTCACAGGGTCATTATTCTTCCTGATAAATATGTACTCTATCCGCATAGTCATCACCCGTTTAAATTCCGAACTCCCGCCGGTACCATTCGTGGAGGTCGTCCGTGGTTTTTATTTTGGCCGCCAAGGTTTCTCCTCCCCCGACCATCTTATAATGCTCGCGCCGGAACTCCTCAATCGTCAGCACATCAAACCGCCATTCGCCCGGCATGTAACCTGTGGACGTGAAGGTGAATCCATTCTCGTCTTCCGCTGTGACCTTTCCGGGTATTTCGTGGCCTCTGATGGTATCGTCAAATCGGAGCGCCTCACCGTGAACATGTACGTCGAGGGCCAGTCCGGCGCACGCGGCCTCGCCTGGGAGCGTATAAAAATAAACTGCACGTCTGTCCATAGCCTGGCACCTCCTGTTTCTTAAAAAATAAGCACTGGGTACCGTATAAATACCGTGCTTTCATGGTGCCCTTTCGGTACCTGCACAGTGCCCATATTATGTTTATTATACAACAACCTTTTTAATCGTTAAACTGCCTATCAAAGTACCGCCTATCAAAGTACCGCTGATATCCGGCTCGGTTACTATAAACGTCCGGGTTCTGGTGGTAAGTGAAATCCGCCACCTGTATGAAGCTGCTGTCCTCCGCCTGGTACCGGATGATAAGACCAGCATTGTGAAGCTCCTGCAGCATACCATCTACCTGGCCGATGGTCACATCGTCGTATCCCAGGATTGCCTTTTTAATCGCTATTGGCCTGTCCTGCAGGCGCCCTTCCCTGTCCGCTATGCACCATAACCCAATGAATAAAAAGCGGGTAAGGGGCGGAAGGTTGCCCAGGGTGTCATTATTGTAAAATGGTGGGCTTATTCTGCGTATTTTTGCCATCTGCCTTTGAAACTCCGGGGAAATTTGCATTTTGCTCATTATGGTTGGGCCTCCTTTCAAATCCATGTTTCTATGATTACCGGGTCGTCCGCTTCCTGGCGCGGTGTGATTGCCATCCACTCCGGCTTTATACTTCTAACTTCTTCCAAGGTATCCGCTAATACCACCATGTCTGTTGGTTTAGCTGAGGGCCGTTTTACATCCCAAAGCCTAGCAACGTATTTGTCAGGGTAATCTGCAGGGTTCTTGTAGACGCAAATCAGCGGGAGGGTGACTGCAGCAAGAGCTTTATTAATTCGGTGTTTGCTGAAATTAATTACTTCGCCGCCGCTCTCATATGCTGGGATGCGTTTGTCAATGGGCCTGGTAACTTCTAAATACCTCATCAATTTATAAGAAACATTCTTGTTTTCTATAATATCCTCGTTTTTTAGAATCATCTTTCTATCTCCTCTCCTCGGAGCGGGCACCAGGGCGGCGATGTTCTCGCATATCGTCCTGGGACGCGCTGGGGGGTCTTGCCATGCTCACATGTGTGGTTCATCATCATGGTGGCCTTCACGATGTCGTAGTGGCGCTCTGTGGCCCTGTGGTGCTCGCAGTCGCTGCAGTGAGGGATTGGCTTGTCCTCTGGCCGGCTTAATGCCGCAGGAAGCTCTTGAATTAATTCCTCGCCCCAGATTTCCTCCATCTCCTTGCTGTGCTTCATCATCACCGGGATTCCGGCGGCTCGTGCCGTCTGGACGATTGCCTCTATCCATTCCCGCTTCGGCTTCACCTTGCCTCTCCTGCTGCCGGTCTCGGCTCCGACGATAATCCAATCCATGAATGTGAGGTCTTCGATGTCTATCGCCTCCATGACCGGCTCTATGCTGATGAATTGGTTATGCTGCTTCCGGGGGAGGTATACTATCCGGTCGAGGTCAGCGCTCCTGGTGACGGTCGTCCCGTACCAGAAGTTTCTGGAGCGGGGGAGTTGGCCGGCGGAGCTCATCTGTTCATACCTTTCCGGATATCTCGTCAAGAAGAGGTAATTGTGCCATGGTGCTGCCTCGCATGCCTCAAATACCTCAATAATCCACTTTTCGGGTATCCATGGCGCCATCAGGTCGGACAGGCTGCAGGTAAGGATGTTTGCTGCTTTCTTTTTCTGCTTTGGTGAGGCCAGCCGGTACCTGTGAAGTGTCGGCACAAATCCGACCGGGCATGGTATCACCTTGCCGCTCTGATTTTTGAAGGGCTTCTCCAGGATGTAGAGGCCATTCTCGTCCCTCTGAAGCTGACCAGAACCTCGGTTTATTCTCACATCCCCGGAGAAGCGCTTTGCCTGTTTAGCGGCGTAGCAGTATTCACACCCTGTCCGGCACCCGGTGACCGGATTCCATGAGAAGTCGCAGTATTCTATCTCGCTCTTGTTCATCATCTTGGGGTTCCTCCCGTGGCCGCATGCCGCTGTCCCTGCTTTGCTATTGCGGCTCCCTCTTTGCGGAGCGTTTCCGCCTCCTCTGGTGTCCTGGCGGTGATTATAACTCCTATAACTCCTGCAGCCAGTTCTCTGCTTGCGTATGCCGGGGTTTCATCCTCATCTATTGTGATGAAATACCGGAGCTTGGGTTGCTTTGTTTTTGCTGGAAAATTAATTATCTCTGCCATGCTTATCTATCCTCCCTGTTTTTCACTGCCGCCTTGGAGCCGGTCGATTTGTTTCCTGGCTGTCGGCGCGAGTGTATTTGTCCATCTCAATAAAAACTTCGATAGGTCTGCTCTGCCTCTTCCTCGGTGTGGAAGTCCATCTGTTCGTTCATGAGGGCTTCCAGCACCTTGATGATATCGTGGTCAAGCCCGGCCTGTTTGGCCGCCTTTATCATGTATCCGATTGCCGCTGCGTTGGTCATCGTCATTCTCCTTTCCAGATTATCAAAGAACAATTTATATAAAAGGGGCGCCATCTTTCCCCCTCTGGCGGCGGGTTCCCGCGACCTCCCCGGCATATGCCGGTAGGTTTCGGCCTGGCCCCTCCAGGCTCTCATTCAGGCGGGGAGTTGTATATATTCTCCAGTGTCAAAGTCGAACTCAAAAACTCCTTCTAAGACTTCAATCGGGCCGCCATATGCATTACCGAGATTTCCTTCTACTATTTGAGCCTTGCAAGCTTCAATCGTGGCAAGTTTCAATCCGTCAGTTCTGATGCCTTCCTCTGCTGCTTCGGCTGCGGAGATTGTTCCGCCGTAATAAGATTCCAAGGAGTAAACCTTTGTTGCGTCGATTGACATTTCGTATGACCATCCTTTCCTGTGTTTTGCCTGCTCCTGGTTGGTTATCCACCCGCGCCGCATGGAGGCGGCAGGCTATGCGGGCACCGGCGGCCTTATCCTGCCGCCGTTATGTAATCGTAGAGTTTGGCTTTCAGTATGGTAATCTCCAGCTTGGCCGCCTTCAGTTTTTCCTTCAGGTCGTCTATCTCGTAAGCGTATTTTTGGGCTCTTTCGCTGGTCTCTTCCAGGGCTTTTGTGGTGCCCTGATGAGCGCTCCGTACACCTTCCAACTCCGCCTTGACTGCGGCAAGTTCCTTCTTGGCTCTATTCTCGTTCTCGTCGGCCTTGATGGCCAGGTCGATGTATTCCTGTGTGGTAATGCCCCAGTCGTTCTCGATGTTCTGTTCGGCCAGCTCGAAAGCTCCGGTGAAGGCTGCGGCCAGGTAGCTGTTTTCGCCGAGTTCGGCGACCATTCCCTTGTATATGTTCTTGTTTATAATATAAATATTAATGTTTATGCAGTCAATTCATTTTTTAACGTTTCTCAATAAAAGAGAAATATTAACGTTGATTTACTAAATGGTTTCGTTTATAATGAGAATATTGGAAGGAGTGGTGATATGTCAGTATCTGAACAGCTTAAAATACTGTGTGTCAAGCTCGGGATAAGCGTTTCCGAACTCGGACGAATATCAGGAAAAAGCCCTCAAGCTTTCAGCCAGAAAATGAAACGGGAGAGTTTTACAGTCGACGAATTGAAGCAAATTGCGGAGGCCGCTGGTTGCCGATATGAGGGAGCCTTCATTACGCCTTCCGGCGAGAAGGTCACGTACTGAAAAAGGGGGATTGTCCTATGAAGGTGGAGAAAAGTTCTTACACGTGTACAGCTTGCGGTAAAAATTTCGGCATATCTATTTCGAATGCCGGTTATCCGGGCGGAAAAGACCGCGAAAGCATAAACTGCCCTTGGTGCGGTACGGAAAATGGCACAATTATAACCAGCGGGATTATTACCTCGTGTCGAGAGGAAAAAGGCGGTGATAGCCGGTGACCATATATGAAAAAATCGACCGCTGCCACAAGGCTATCAGCGAGGTTCGCCCCTTCGAGGGGCATATGCTGAAGCAGTTGAAGGACTATTACCGCATCGGGCTCACATGGTCGAGTAATGCCATCGAGGGGAATACCCTCACCATCAGCGAGACAAAGGTGGTGCTTGAGGACGGTCTAACCATCGGGGGCAGGCCGCTCCGGGATTTCTATGAGACGGTGGGCCACGGCCAAGCCTATGATTTTATGTTTACCCTGATTGGGGAGCGGCACATAACGGTGGAGGACATTAAAACCATGCATCGCCTGTTCTACAAAAGCATTGACGAGGCAAACGCCGGCACATGGAGGAAGGAAAGCGTTATCGTCTCCGGTACCGAGTATGTCTTCCCCCGGCCACAGGAAATTGATGGACAAATGCGGAAGCTGGAGAAATGGGTAAAGGCCGAGCGGAAAAATTACCATCCCGTGACTTTTGCCGCGCTGCTGCACCTGAAGTTTGTGTCAATCCACCCGTTCATCGATGGCAACGGCAGAACAAGCCGTCTTATCATGAATTTGGCGCTGATACAAGACGGTTATCAGTTGGCAATAATTCCTCCTGTGCTCCGGCCAGAATATAACGACACCATCCGGCAGTATCAGAACAAGGGTAAGTCTGAGCCGTTCTGTGAATTCATTGCTGAGCGGGTATACGAAACGCAGAAGGAAATCATGCGGCTGCTGCACATTCCGTTTCCTGAGCTGTCATAAAACGAGAGCGGGTATCCCAACACAGGAATCCCGCTCTTTCTGCATTAAAGCCGTCCTGGGCCTGCTTGGCTCGTGGCGGCTTTTGCTATTATATTCTGCACGAAGGCGCCTACAATCTGGCGCCGACGTTTAATACTCGCTGGGGAATAGAATCGTCGTCGCCGACCTGTCCCATTCGGTTATAATCCAGATTTTCCCCTTGCTGGTCAGGTACGCAGCCATTACCCGGTCTCCGCTTTCAACCGCCCGGTCGTTCAGGGCCTTATCCTCTTGGCAGAGGTCGCCCCAATCGTGCCGCTGGTACCTGCCAAAGGCTGCAGCAATCTCCCGAGCAAAAGCCAGGTCGCTCTCCATCTCTTCTGCTATGCCTCGGGTTGCCACAAGTCTGCCGTATTTCATCGTGCTCGCCCCTTTCCGTTATGGTTTGAGTCCATGGTACCGCGCCGGGTCGCCGATGGTTAAGGCGTACTGGGTGGGTAATTTCCTGGCTTTTGGGCCGCCGCTCCGAGAGCGCTGGCGTCAATCTTGACGTTCATCGAGCAAGGAGGTGGCTTGCCCATGATTACCGCCACCCGTTACACAGTGGAGTATGACGAAGCCCGGAGCGTTTATAGAATCCGAAATATGGAGGCGCCGGTTTGTCCGCAGTGTGGCCTGCTGCTCTCCGGGTATGATACAAAAAAGCGACATGTAATCGACAGCTTCGGGGCAGTCCGCTGGTTCCTGCTGCGTCGTCTCAGCTGCCCTGGCTGCGGCAAGCTGCACATCGAACTTCCCGACTTCATGCAGCCAAAGAAGCACTATGAGGCCCAGTTGATTAAGGACGTATTGGCCGGCCACTCTGATTCCTGCCCGGCGGACGACTCGACAATCCGGAGATGGAAGAAAAAATAATACCCACCCGGTTTGCCTTTATCCCGCTGAAAAACACCGCTATTATTATATCTGCACAAAAGCAGAAAGGGGGGATACGGTCTATATGAAAAAAAACATCATAACTATGGCCGCCGTGTCGCTTATTACCGCTGTTATTGCGCTTGGCGGTGTCTTGATAGGCACAAATCTGGCGGGGCGAGATTCCATGCCGGACACCGGCGCAAGAAACTCTACAGCGGCTACGATGGAAACGACACCTGTCGAAATTCCAAAAACGATAGCCATTCCAGGCTACGCCCAGCTAGTGATGAAGGCGGGAGATATCGTGCAGAATGTAGAATTACATAATCCAGCGGGGAATCCCTGTTATTTCGTAATTTCTATAATTTTGCCTGACGGTACCGAAGTTTACCGCTCTGGCCTGATTGAGCCTGGACAAAAAACAGACGCCATTAGGCTATCGCAACCACTGAAGGCAGGTACCTACAAGGGGGCCGCACTGCGGTATTCCTGCTACTCTACCAAGGACAAGGCGCCGATGAATGGCGCTGATACAAAATTCACATTGGAGGTGGTTTGATGAAAAGAAAATTTATGGCATTAATTTTAACTATAGCCATGTTGGCGCTACCCGCGACGGTCTACGCTGAAGACGTGACTACAGGCAGTATGACGGTATCTTACGAATATACGGCCCCTAACGGCGGAGGAACGAGCGGCGGGGGAACGGGAGACACCACGACCTATACCATAAATATTCCAGCGACCGTAACCAATGAAAACCTGGAAGTTATACCGATAACGGTAACAAAAAATAATATTGCTGCCGGGAAGATGCTTGTAGTTAGTGTTGATTGGGACAAGTCATACGACGCAAGCGGCTACTTTAACCTATATAAAAATAAAGGAGAATCAAGCGAGGAATCCATCCGATGCCGCGTCATGGCTTACACAGACAGCGCATTAAGCGACATGGTGTACGTAGATTCCATGCAGGAACTTCGCGGTAGGCCGGTTGCCAAATTTAACGCTGGTAGTACCAGCCCGTCTTACGGCGGCTTTTTGAGGCTTAACCCATTGACCTTAGGACTAAATGTAAGCTCCGGCACATACACAGGTACGCTATACTTCAATATCCAGGTAACGGATGCCGCATAAGGTGGTCTCCCCCCCTTTTTTCTGTTATTGTGCGGATTTAATGCATAAAAAACACAGATGGGAATCCCCCCTACTGTGTTTTTTGCTTCCTACCAGGTAATCTATAAAGCGGCCACAGATAGCCTCCACATTTGCTCCATTTTGGCGTGTTTTCCTTTGCCCTTGTAATTACCCTACCAGCAACAATATCGGCTTGTACGCGCCGCACAGGGCGTCCAGGGAGGGGGTTTTCCTGCCCCGTTTTTGCCCTGTTTTTGCCCCTGAAAAAAAGAGCAGCCTTTTCGCTCAAGTCTCGTGTAAAAATAATAGAGCGGATGGGATTCCGCCCTATTGTTAGCCGTTCAAAACTTAACTAAATCTCTATCTGTACGGTTCTTTGAAAATGCGCCTGATGCGTGGCTTTGCCCTCTCGATGATGGGTTCCTCGAACGGGCGCGGAGCTATTCGTCCGTCTTTTGTACCATCATTAAGCCATGGCGCATACTTCACATCGGTGGTAATTGCTGCCTTAACGGTCAGACCGCTTCCCGTGTTTTCAGACTCGGTTCTTGGCCTCCAGCTTTGGCGTAGGTTGCCGCTGCGCACTGCCGGCGGCTCTCCTGGTGCAGAAGCTCGGTACAGCTGCCCGCCCCGCAAGTTATGACCGTAGTCATTGAGCAATGCTTTTGTCTGTTTGGTCATTCTCTTGCCATATGTGCCAGGCTTTTTATAAACCCTGCCGCTTCGTTGTCCTCGTAGGACAGTGAGCGCTGCGTTGCGGAGCTCGTTGGATGCTCTGAAGGCCCTTGATTTTACTTCCCATGTTATTTTTTGTACCGCATCATCTACTGCGCTTTTTATAGCTTCTGTTGTGTCAATTTTCAAGCCCCGGCCCCTCCCTTCACCGGCATATTTGCGAAAATACGGGCCAGTCGTTCCGCGAGCTCGTCGCCGATGTCGTCGGCCATCTCCCGGATGCGTCCCTTTATGATGGTCACGACGTTCTCCTCATCGAGGTTATCCCCCTCAATGTGAAATGCGGGATGTACCTCGACTTTTTCCACCCTTGCCTGAATATACTGGGTCACGTTGCCGGTTCCTACGCTGACCGGCACGGCGCTCGCTGTGGGAATATCACCTGCAATCCCGCCGTTTCCGAACGGTCGCACACCCAGCAGTTCTCCCGTCCGCCACCAAAGGTCGAGACCTCTTGCGCGCTTGCTTGGGCTTAATGGAATGATGCCCTCGGCTCCGTCCTCGGCCACAATGCCCATATGCGGTTTCGTCATGATGCCGCCCCATGCATGTTTCGCAACATTGGAGCCGCCGCTTGAACCAGCTTCGTATCCGGCTGAAAAACTGGATTTTACCTTGTCCCAGATATTGCTTGCCCAATCCCTGAAGCTGCCGAACCACCCAGTAACACTGTCCTTTAATGCCTTTGCATATTCCGGTATTTTTTCGGTCACAAAGGTGCTCACACTGCTCCACAGGTCAGTGAAAAACTCAGGAACTTTTTGTGTAAAGAACTCGTTTGCTTTATTGAAAGCCCCCGTCGCCCATGTAGGTAAGGTCTCCGTGAAAAATCCATACACGGAATTCCACAGATTAGTGAAAAACGTCGGGACTGAAACGGTGAAGAAGTTTACCGCCGCGTTGTATGCCCCGTTCGCCCAGGCGGGGATTGTCTCGGTGAGAAAGTTCCCTACAGCTGTCCATAAGTCGTTCCATCCCTGCGGGAGCGTTACGGTGAAAAACTTCCCAATCGAACCGGTCGCATAGCCTATGGCATAAGGTATCTGCCCTGTCACGAAGTTTGGTATTGTTTCTGTGAAAAATCCACTGATGGATTCTCCCGCCTTTGTCCCAAACTCGGAAATTGCAGTCTTTACTTTTCCTCCCATTGAAGCTATTGCGTCTTTCTGGTCGTACAGCCACTCGGTGAATGCTTCTCCGCCTATGGCACCTCCAACGCCACCAACAATGCCACCGACAGCGGTTCCGATTGGCCCGCCTCCAAGGGTGCCAACCAATGCCCCGGCTCCAGCTCCGGCGCCTATGGCGCCTAACCAGCTTCCTACTTCCCCGGCAGCTTCTCTTCCTCTGTTTTCTGGCGCTGCAGAAGCAACAACCGCTCCGCTCGCTGCCAAACCAAGAAGCGTACCCAATACAGGTATTCCCTTCATGCCTTTTCCTGCAGCTTTGCTCCCTGCTTTTAAGACATCGTCGCCGTTTTTGCCGAGCAATCCTACGATTTTGCTGAATATGCCTGTCTTGCTGGCCCCGCCTCCAACCTGGTCTGCAATTTTGGCTGCGTTTGCGACGTCCTTTGCGACAACAAACCCTTCTCTCGCGTTTGCGTAGTCTATCGCTTTAAGATTTTTCAGGTTTATCATGTTGTCAAGGTGCGACGCCGCCTTTTTAACATCAACTCGGCCTTTCGCTACCGCTTTCTCGGCGGCCATAATCTTTCCAGACAGTCCTTTTGGTATGTCGTCCCCAAATTTTGCCGCTTCTCGCCTCAGTTCCTTCAGCAGCCTCGCATTCTTTTCAAGGTCAGCCTGTTTAGCAGCCTTTAATGCTTCTGCGGTCTTTACGGCTTTCTCTGCCTCTTTCGAAGCGTTTGCAGCCGCCCTAAATGATTCTGCCGCATCCTTCAGGTTTTTGGTTGTTTTCGCTATATCAGCAACATCATCAGCGGCTCCTGCAGCTGTACTGGCGACCTTGGCTGCATCTGCTGCAGCATCTGCGGCTTTCGAGCCTTTGCCGAATAACCATTTTCCGGCTTTCCACAGGCCCTTGCCACCGGCTATAGCGGCTTTTCCTCCTTTGCCGACTATACCAAGCAATGTTCCTGCGCCAAGCATCCAGGCCATGCCGCCCAGCGCCGCAGCGCCACTCCAATTGCCTTCCCTGGCTGCGTTTCCGGCTCCTTTCAAGGTTGCCCCCAGGGCTGTCATCCATGCCCGTCCCGCTATCTCGGCCATTTCAACAAAGACCTTCTCGACCTTTTTACCGCCCGCACCTTGCAACCATTTGCTCGCTTCGTCCAGCCCGTACTCAATACCGTAAATAAGTTTGTCTCCCAGGCCCATATTCTTTAGCTCGCCCTGGTTGAACTTATCCAGGAATTCCTTGACGTCCTTATAAATTTGCTCCAGCTTTTCGCCTACTACCTTACCTGCATATTCCAGCGAACCTGCAAAGCTATTAAACTTCTTGCCGGTCGGGTCAAGTTGAGCAGACAAATCTTGCATGATACGCATCACCGGCCCGCTCATCCCCCGTCCAAAGGCCCACAGGAACATTCGGCCCGTCTCCTTCAATGCAGATTCCAGGGCCAGAAGGTCGTCCTGCATATCTTTGGCCGGGAATCTCTTCTCCATGGTTTTTAGAATGGCCTCCATAGCCTCGTTTGCCGGTATGGCGGCATCCCCGAGATTCTTTGCGGCCTTGCCCGTCAAGCCCAGTTCCTCTATAACCCATTGAAGCGGGAGATTTAAGTTTTCTGTTACCTGCCGCAGTTCCTCCATCTGCAATGTTCCGACAGACGAAATCTGTTTAAATCCGTAAAAAGCCAATTCAATCTGCGACAGGCTGGCTCCGGTGTAATATGCGGTTTGTTCAAAATCTTTCAACGCCCTTTTGACGAACTCAATATTTTTACCGGCTGCAAGTAATTGGCCGGCGGTCTGCACCACAAACGGCACTTCATAAAGCGGTGATTTGATGGCTTGATTGACTAACTCCTGAAAGGCTTTGGTTCCCTCTTCCGCTGAACCGGTAAAGAAATCAATCGATTTTTTGGCTCTATCCATCTCACCGCTCAGTTGGAGCCCTTTAAATCCGACAGCAGTCAGGCCGCCCCCGAGTATGACGCCTTGAAGAGAAGTCGCGAAGTTCCATATGGACTTAAGCGGAGCAGTCGCCATATCAACCACTTTCATGGTGAAGCTGTAAGTCCTGCCTGCTATGCTGCGCGCCTTCGTGGAGACATGCCCTATAATGCTAGATGCTCTGTCTAAGGCTTCAAGTATAACCTGATATCTGCTTCTATTCATTTTCTCCAGGCGTTCTTGCGTCTTTTGGTTCGCCCTGTCAAAGGCGCTTACCTTGCGCGTGGCCTGGGAGATGCCAGGCTCTGTGTTGTCCCTGACGTTTATGGGGATTTCAACTCGAAATACCTCTCCCATAGTGTTCTCCTCCTTTCTGAATCATTTTTATTACTTAGTTTTAAGAACCAGGAAGGGCGGTGCTCTGACGTTGTAATAATACCCATTAACCATACCTCCCCAGTCTCTCTTTCGCTTTTTTTACCGCTTCCTCGTCGTCCTCTAACTCTTCCGGGATGTCCGAATATGTCCCCTTCCCCGGTTTTACGTTAGAGCTTTGTCTCTTTGGTTGTCTTGGGTTTGGGTCTGTGCCGTCGTCCAGTCTTTCCGGCAATCCCGCCGCCTCTCTTACATAGTCCTCCAGATGGTCATCCGGCACCAAGACACCCACGCCGGTCATGTCCTTGATATAAGCTGCCAGCGCCTGAATGTCCGCGCTCTCAATATCACCGTGCTCCAAGGTGGGATAATCGGTTATGCCGCTGAAATGCTCACCGTTAAGGTCTATCAATGTCGGTATTGCCTGGTTGTTGAAAACCTCGCAGATAATATCGAGGTAAGCGCCTACAGCCATTGAGAATAATTCGGTCTTGTCGCTGCTCAAGGCAAAGCTGCCCACTTGCTGGTGCCCAAGCAGTACGAAGTCTGCAAGGACAGTCATGGCTATTCGGGTATCGTATCGCTCGATGATGGCGTTGGTATCGAACTGGCGCCGGCCACCGGTGCTCAATAGCTGTAGCTCCCAGCCTGCCGGGAGGCTCAAGCCTTCCATGCTGTCGCGGCGGATGTTCTGGACGATTTTCTCTGTCAGCAGGCGAATGGCGGTCATGTCCGGGTCGTCCTCGTCCCAGATGTTCATTCCTTCCGGTGCCTTCAAAACAGGAAAGCCAGCCAGGTCGCGCTCGATGCCTATTCCCTCTATCTCTTGAATGCGGCGCTTGAAATACCAGCTCCGGTATGCGTTGCGGAGGATGCTTCTCCCTTCAGGGTTGCCCTTGCGGCTCTTCGTCCTGAAAAGCAGCAGCTTTTCAATTGGTATTTGGATTATCTCAAAAGTGGGCGGCGGCATCTGTGCCATTCCCAGAAGGTTGTCATTATCATCATATAACCACTCCCAGAGAGTATCCTGCGCCCTGATGGGTAACTTTTGCCACCCTATCAATCCATCGGTGTACTTACTCTTTAGTCGCGGGTCGCTGTTCCTGCCTAAGCGCCGCTTGTAGACCAGTTCGTGAGCACTCCAACCAAAAGTTAAAAACGACAGGATTTCAGAGATGGTATCCGTCCATGTGTCGCTCATGTCGTCCATGCAGCTATAAATAAAGTCCGCTGCTTCTTGGTCTTTGGCTGTGGGGCCTCCCGGCTGCACGCTCCAGCTTGCCTGTCTGATAAGCATTTCTATGGCGTAAAGGATGGCGCCGATAACATCGTCGTTCTCGCTCATCTCCTTGTACACCTCGATGCCTTTTCTGCCCTGTAAATCCTTGAGAAACTCTTCGTAGAAAAATCCCCCGTAGCGGCGCTGTCCTATACGACCTAATTCTTTTAAGCTATTGCTTTGCAAATTCTCCCCTCCTTTCCTGCCAATTTTTCCAGCGTTTCTACTTCCAATTATTCCTCTGGCTTATCTGCTTTCAACAGAAAATCCAGAACATCGCACATTTGTTTTAGCGCCTGGGTCATGTACTCTTCGTTCCTGGGGTTCCCTGATTGAATGCTGTCGACCAGCTGCCTGGCTAATTCCTGCTTGTCCAGGATTTTTTCAAAAGACGATTTCTCGTTTGCTTCCCGCGCCGCTGCGGCCCGTTCATCTGCCTGGCGTTGCAGCTCCTGGCGGCGCTGGTATAGTTCCCGGTCTTCAGCCTTTTGCTGCTCGATAACATCAGTCAGTGATTTTCCGTTATAAAGGCTCGGCATTTGTTTCTCACCTCCCTTCCAAATCCTTCAGTTAGCCGCTTGAGCATTACTCAAAGCCGCTTTGTTTACATTATCAGGGTTCAGGCGAATTCCACCGGTGCCGTACATAATGTCAGTCAAGTCCTCCACACCTCTGGTTATGTACTTGAAAATTGTCCTCCTGGCAATCCTAAATCTGTCCGATATTTGAGCTGTTTTCAGAGGGTAATCCGCAAAATAGAAATAAAATAATATGTTGTATGCCTTGTCCTGCTTTTCGTTAATGGCAGTTGTCCTGTATCTTTCCATTGCCTGAATTAATTCTTCCCGCTCCCCTGGTGTTGATTTGCCTTTCTTATATCTCCTTAAAGCTTCCCTTACTTGCTGCTGCCTGGCCTTAATCTCTAAGTCAGAGCATTCTTCTCGCTCGACAATATCCTGAGCAAATTCTTCTGTAAGCTGTCTCTTTATTAACGCCTGCAGGCGCTCTTGCAAATCCGCACGACCTTCACATGTAATATTCATGAGTTGGCATTCTTCAAAAAAAGCACGACATTCGTTTCTGACCTCCTGTTCAAGTTCTACAGTCAGCCGTTTTGTGATTTGCTCTTTCATCTTTTCTTCCATGATTCTTTCTTCTTTCATCCGCCAATCAAATCCATCAATGCCATACAACAAAAAGGTTAAATCCCTTACTCCTGTACCTATATCTTTAAATACCGTCCTTTTGTTTATATTAAATAACCTCATAATTTGTTCTGGCGTCAAAGTCCGGCTTGAAAAGTAAGAGTATAACAACACGTTGTAGGCTCTGGTCTGATTTTCCTTGAAGGCCAACCTCCTATAGCTCCGCATTGCTTCCACGAGGATTTCCCTTTCCTCGGGCCTTGATTTCCCGCATTTAAATCGGTTAAGCGCTCGTTTAATGGTTTGATAACGCTTCTTTATAGGAATCTTTGAACATTGTTCCGCCTCGATTAGATCTTGGATGCTAATTTCCATAAAGCACCTCCAGTTTATATTGGTTCAAGCCCGCTATCCCCCAATAGTACTTTTATTTTTTCTGGATCAAGGTAGCTCGGATGTTTATTATTCCAGTTATAAGCTTTCCTCAATTCTCGTATACCTTTTGAACATCTTAGCAAATTGAAAGCAGCGTCTCTCTCTGACAGAACGGCTCCACGTTCCCACCCAAGCTCCTGAGCAAGCCCTTCAATGGTCTTGTTGTCATAGAAAATGCCGTATATCACACACCGCCCACGGGGAGGAAGCCTCTCTATTTCTCTTCTAACAATGAGCCTCATATCGTTAAGCTCACAATAGCTGTATGTATCCGCATCTGGGTCGCTAATGACATCCTCAAAAGTAAAGTCTTCTTCATCATCAGATAAGGGCGTTTCAAGTGATATTGTCTCTACCTGACGTTTCCCCCTTAAACCTAATTCTGAGAGGCAAGCATTTTTTACGTGATACCCGATATAGGAATTAAAAAGAAATCCTTTATCAGGCGAAAAATCTTTTACAGCTTCTATAACTGCAAAGTAACCACACTGCTCTAAATCATCCGGTTCCGCTAAATTGTTCTTGCATAATGGGAAATACCGGCGTATGAGCTTGTAGAGCAGTGGTTTTACTGCAAAGTATAATTTATTCAGGCTTTCTATATCTCCCTGGGCGGCCAACATTGCCAACTCCTCGTTTGTTGCCACTTGAATGCTCACCCCTCTCCGTGGTAGAATATGGATAGATATTTTAACCATATGGCTACACCACGGGGGCGGGAGCTTTTCAAAGGCTCTCGTTTTATTTATGCTCGCTGAAGAGCTTAACCACTGTCATCGCTTTGCTTGAAACCAGCGAGAGCGCCTCCGTCTTGTTTCTTTGGCTCATCTGTATCTTCATCCTTGTACCATTCTGCGTCTTCCGCCCTATGAAAGCCCGAGAGGGCAAAACCTCCGGCCTTATTTGGCCCAGTATGTTGCTTATTGATGACAGTGTCATTGTCATCTTCCTCCCATGCGAGCTTGAATCTTGAATGTTGGCTATTGCTTCCATAAGGTTGGGTCACCTCCTCGTATTCATCGTCCCAGCGCCCCTGGTTGAGCCAGGTCGCAGGGTTTGGTATAAACCGGCCATTTTCCCTCTGCCATTGCTCTGTCCGCTTCGCGGTTGCCACAGCCTTAATTATCTTGGCATGTAGCTCGGCAGTTGGTTTGACGCGCTGCCATGACTTAAAGGCGGCTTGTTTTCCGGTCTTCTTCGGATACGCCGCCCAGAATTCTTCAAATCGTTTTTCTTGAATATTTATGACCGGTGCCGCACTTCCCCCGGCGGGGGTTAGGGGGTGGTTGCTATACTCTTCACTCTTCTTTTCTGTGCTTTTATTTTCTATGCTTTTCTTTGCTATGCTTTGTGTCATTTCTGCCCCTGTTTCTGTGGCAGAAATGGGAGCAGAAATTTTACTCTCGTATCTTTCAGCCTCCCGCTCCCGTTTTTCAAAGACTTTCCTGGCTCTCTTCTGTATTCCGTGGCTGGTTAGTTTGCCTGTTTTGGCATAGAAATCGGCGTCAAATGCGCCGTGTCGGAGGAACGATTGAAGGATATTATCGTATTGTTGTTCGTCGATGTGGAGTTTCCGCTGAATTACTTCCCTCATTTCTGCCCCTGTTTCTGTGGCAGAAATATCAACTGTTAAATCGTCGGAGCGGTAGCAGTATTCCAAGTGGACGAAATAAAAGGCGTATGCGGCGGCGCCGTAGCGCATGATTGCAGGTTCTATTTTGGGGTCTGTGGTCACGTCCACGTCATGCGGGAAGTAATCCAGACCTGTCTTTCGTGGCCGTGCCATGGTCGCCGCCTCCTCTCACTTTTCCACCTGCTACTCTACACCTTCCTTCCAAGCGGAGCGGATCATATTCCGTACGCCTCGCGCATGTTGCCATCGCTACCGCCTCCCCGCTTCATCGCCACAAGCTCCATTATGGCCTGCCGGACTTTTGCCTTTTCTTCCGGGGTGAGCTCGTCCCGCAGTTTCCGGCAGAATGTGGATTCCGCATACCCCAGGCGCTTTGCAATCTGCCAATGGGCCACATTAGCCTGCTTGGCCTCTTTTCGGATATCAATGTTGGCGTTGCTCATTTTATACCCTCCCTTGCATATAATTGTTGTTGTTGCTATTGACCTCTGAATAGTTATGGTGTACTATGGCTTTAGAATAATTCTTGTTGCTGTTGTTGTCAATTGAGTATATAGCAATTCAACAATGTTATTCATTTTAAGAATTTGCGGCTCTGGTGCGCCGCTTATTTGCTGACGTTGTTAAACAAAAAGGAGGCATAAAATGGGAGGAAGCAAAATCAACGAGACCGAGGTTCGGGTGCGGGAGTGTTTTTCTGAACGCCTCCGGGGGCTACGCAAAGGGCGCAAGCTTTCCCAGGATGAATTAGGCGCCGCTCTGGGCTTGTCTCGCGGCAGTATCAGTTATTATGAAAAGCAGAGCCGTACGGCTCCGATAGATGTCCTGTATGTCGTTGCGGATTATTTCAACGTGTCCGCTGACTTCCTGCTGGGTCTGAAGGAGGAACCTGATCCGTATATCAAAGAAGCCCCGTCCGGTGCTCCTGGAACTTCTCTTTATCCTCCACGTATCGCCGAGGAGGCCGTCGCCCTGGTATCCAAGCAATCCGAATTGTGGAGCGCTTTTGCTCGTTCTTCCCTATCGCTACCGGCGGCGTCCGGCCTGCGTGATAGCTTGTTTACTGACGTAATGGGTACCATGGACGCTTACATGGTCGCGGCGCAGTTCCTCCAATCGGGTAAGCCCATAACAGAGTTAGTCTCGGCTCTACGGTCTGCCGGGGTATCTGCCGAGCTTTCCATGTCTCTCCTCGCCCAGGTCTCCGAGCTTCAGGGGAAAGTGAGCGGTGCCGGTCAGGATGATGGGAAAAAGAATAAAAAATAAGCCCTGGCCGTCGTCCGGCTGGGGCTTTTGCGAAAGGAGGCGTTGCTTTGCCTGTTTATAAGGACGAAAAAAGAAAGACCTGGTATTGCGCCTTCCGCTACAAAGATTGGACTGGAACGACGCGGCAGCATAAAAAGCGTGGCTTTGCCAAAAAGTCCGACGCTGTCCAGTACGAACGCGATTTTATTAAAAAACAGAGCGGCGGTTGCGACATGGCCTTTGGTTCCATGGTCGAGCTTTATATGGAGGACTGCAAGACACGGCTCCGCCCTACAACCTATGAGGGCAAGAAGTACCTCATTGATTCAAAAATTCTTCCGGTATTTAAAGATATGCCTATGAACGCCATTACTCCTGCAACGGTACGTAAGTGGCAGAATGGCCTCCTGGACGATGAAAGCGATTATTCGCCTACATATCTCAAAACCATAAATAATCAGCTGTCGGCCATTTTTAATTATGCCAGGCGGTATTATGGCCTTCAAACCAATCCGGCGGCTATCTGCGGCTCAATCGGCAAAAAGAACGCAGAGTCAATGCAATTCTGGACTACGGATGAATTCCGGCTTTTCGCTGCTGCGATTTCAGATAAGCCTGCGTCATATGCCATTTTTAATACCCTATTCTGGACTGGCATGCGCTCCGGGGAACTCCTGGCCCTCACCCTGAACGATATTGATTTCGAATCTAAAAAAATCAGCATCACGAAAAGTTACGCCAGGGTTGGTAATGAGGATGTCATTTCTCCCCCAAAGACACCCAAGAGCCGTCGCGTAATCACGGCATCTGAATTTCTATTGAAAATCCTGAAGGATTATGCCGGTCGCCTGGTGGATTACGAGCCTTCGGACAGGCTCTTTGATTATACAAAGCATTTCCTTGCCAGTGAAATGGCTCGCGGCTGCAAGCTCTCCGGCGTAAAAAAAATACGTGTTCATGACATTCGCCACTCCCACGCATCACTGCTGATTGAACTCGGTTTTTCTCCGCTTCTGATATCGGAACGCCTTGGGCATGAAAGCGTAGAAACCACCTTGCAAACCTATGCCCATTTGTACCCTAACAAGCATGGTGAAGTAGCCGACAAATTGGATGCCCTCAATTCTCCAGAAAATGGCTCCAAATCAGATAAAAATCCCGAAAAACCGGAATAA